GGCTGCTGGACAGATGCAGCAGCAAGCCAACGGAGACAAACCGCCTAGTGCCGACTGAAGAACGCAACGCTCCAATAGATCTGGAGAATCTGGGCCTCACGCTCTCCCGGCCGGGAGATATGGTCGAGGAAGGTCACTACGTCCGTCTGGACAACATGACCTCCAGGCGCACGGGTTTCATTGAGACTCGTGCAGGGAGCGTCAAGCAGAACATCACGGCTATCCCCGCTGCTCCCGATGTGGTTCACTCCCTGGCCCGTCAGATCGTGTCAGACATAGGGATCAACTACCAGGGCGCCGGCACGGAGATCTTCCGCGACTTCGTTTCCATTTCAACAGGACACTCAGGGAGTCCGGTCGTCTTTGAGGACTACAAGATCAACAATTCGCCCACTTCCTCAATGATCGCTTTCGAGCCGACCAAGCGGATCAAGGACGATGGGAGCCTCACTCACCGCTTTGGCATTGCTCCAGGGCCAGTGGCTACAGCCGTAGAGGGAACACAGCAGTTCAAGACCATCGACACCTTTGAGTCTGCTGCGTCCTATACACCCGTAGATGCGGTCCTGTCCGATGACGGAACGGATCCTCGTGAGGGTTCGTTCTCGATGAAGATTGAAGTCGATAAGCTGGTTCGAGGTACGGCGAGTAAAAGCATCGTGATCGACCTATCGGAGTTCTCGACTCCGGGTGACAGTGACAACGAGGACTTTATTCACTTCTTTCTCAAGATCGACATACCCAAGAACTTGAAGGAAATCAGGTTGCTCTTTGATGTGGATCCAGTTGTGAATGACTTCACGCAAAACTACTTCACCAAATCAGTCGCACCCAATGACTTCACCCGCGTCTTTGATTTCGATGCGACCTCAAAGGAAGGTAGGGACGGAGGGTTGCGGGAATTTGCCTTGGATGAGTCCTTTCTGACCGAGGACGACGACATTCAGCAGACGGTTGACGACACCAGTCTCGAATCTGCCAGTCTCGAATCTTTCAATTTCCTCTCGGCGGTCGGTGGTGAGAATCAGTGGACCGAGGTCTTCATCAAGAAAAGAGACTTCCAACGGGTGGGTAGTGAAGACACCACTTTCGCGGACGTTAAAGCCTTCAGGATCGTTGTAGAAGCGACTGAGTGCGGAAACGTGGTAGTCAACATCGACGATGGCAAGATGGTCGGTGGTGTTTCTTTTCGGCTCAAGGGAGACTACGACTGGCGATACGTCTACCGATACAGTGTGACGGGAACGATCAGCCCACTCTCTCCCACAGCTGGCTCTGTGACTACAGTTACCCGGAACCGCGCAGATGTTCTGATTACCTTTTCAACTGATCCCCAGGTGGACTTTGTAGACATTTACCGTAGGGGCGGTACGCTGCCCGGGCAATATCTGTTTACCGACACCATAGCCAATGGAGTCGGGACGACAACTTTCAACGATGGCAATGGAGATCTGGCTCTAGGCGAGCAGATTGATACGGATCAGATCGACATTCCTTCTACGTCAGGCGTTATTGCGATCCATCAAAATAGATCATGGATGGACGATAGCGCGAATCCGGATAGGCTCATCTTCTCTCGGCGCATCAAGGTTGAGGAGATTGTAAGTAGCGGCTTTATCGTCGCATCACAGGGCGGTGATCGGGTCCGTAGGCCCTTTGCCTACAACGATCAGCTTTACTGCTTCACCGATCGGACCATTTACCGGATAGTGGGCAGCGACCCAAGTACCTTTCAACCCCTTCAGACGGGAGCGCAGCGCGGTCTGTTCTCTAGATTCGCCCTGATCCTGGGAGCGGGGGTGATCTTCTTCCGGGCCTACGATGGGATCTATGCGTTCACAGGCAGCGGAAGGGCTGAGAAACTCACCGAAAAGATCGACACCCTCTTTGAAGGCTTCTCGGTAGAGGGGTTCGACCCGATTGATGATTCAGAGGCCGAGAGTGAACGGCTTGGATTCTTCGACAATAAGCTCTACTTCGCCTACACCGACACTTCAGCGGTACGCCGGGAGATTGTTTACGACTTCGTGACTCAAAGGTGGGAGCCTTCAGATAGGCCTGCCACTTCCTATCTGCTTCTGGACGACCTGGGCGAGTTCCAGTCCGGTGACAGCTCTGGCTTCGTGTTTGAAAGAGAGACAGGTAATCAGGACGATGGATCAGATATCGTCTTCGACCTTCGCATGAAGTTCTATGACTTCGGGGCCAAGCAGGAGGAGAAGACCTTCACTGAGATCATTGTAGACGCTGATACGGGTGGGCAGGACGTGACCGTGACCGCCCACTTCAACAACGGGGCTACCAGTGTGGTCCTGGGAACTCTCAATACAGCCAGCAGGGATCAGATCCACTTTCCCGTCAATGGAGGGATAGGTACGAATGCCCGGAACTGTTCGATCGCCCTGACAGGCGACAACGGCGGGGTCCGGATGCGCTTCTACAAGGTGATCTACAACTTCTGGACCGAGCCTCGGACAATGCTCAAGACCGCTACTGATTGGGACGATTACGGATCACCCAAGCGGAAGTTCTTGCGAGAGCTCATCCTGGAGATCGACACCGAAGGAGTGACAGCCGATGTAAGCGTGTTCCTGGATGGAAGCTCAACCCAGGTCAGCTCACCCGCAAAGACGTTTCCAGCTGTATCGACGACGGGCCGGGAAAGGCTGATTCTGTCGTTGCCTTTTGACACGGACTGCAAGATCGCCCGGATCTTGGTGGAATCAACCTCTGCAACCGTTCCGGTGAAGGTCTACGCTCACAGCTTCGACTGGCTCGACAACTCTCTGGAATCGACCACGAGGATGCAAACTCCTTGGGAAGAGGTCGGTGCACCTACGGAGAAGTTCTTCGTCAAGCTCATGTTGGAGATCGACACCAACAGTGCTGACGTGACGGTGACCCCTGAGATCGACGGGGTAGACCTGGCCCCGCCCTTCACGGTGAACACAACCAGTCAGCAGAAGGTTTACCTGTCCTTCCCGAAAGACACTAAGGGAACGCTGATTCGTCTGAAGTTGGCCACGGCTGCTGCTACCGAGTTCATCTATTACAAGCACGACTTTGAGACATTGGTTGAACCCAGACCAGTGACAGGGACCGCACCAGGGTCGAGCCAAACAGAATGGTCCTCAGAGAGCTGGCCCGGAGATAAACGGTTCCGACAGCTTATGCTGGATATAGACACGCAAGGCAATGCCGTGACGGTGAACATAGAAGTCGATGGGGTCGTGGTTCAATCACCCGTTGTCACCACCACTGACCGGCAGATTGAAATCATTTCCCTAGATGCTGATACGATTGGAAAGCTGGTTCGCCTGACATTCGAGGGTGGACCCTTCTTATACTACAACCACAATTTTGAATTTCTCCGGGATCCGCTCGATGTTACCCGTTGGGATACCTACGAGCTGGACTTCGGTTACAACCGCTTCAAGTTCATTAGACGTATCTGGATCTCTTCACAGGGAGCCGACATTATCACTTTGGAGATCTTCGTGGATGAATCGGCAACCGCTGATCATACCCTGACCTTCCTCACCAATCCCTCGACAGGATGGGAAAGAGAAGGACCTATCCGTTTGCCCGCTGGCCTGAAGGGTCAGCTGTTCCGCTTTATCTTTACTTCCCCGAGTGCCTTCAAGATCTGGTTCGAGCAATCAGATGTGGAATGGCATCCACTTGCAGGAGAACGGGGTTACCAACGAGCAAGACTTGTCTCAGGACGTGAGGCAGGCGTAGCTGCTTAGGAGTACAAATGCCAAACGAAACCGCTGGTCACTTCCAAGTCAATGAGGGTGATTGGGAATACCTCAACTTTGTTTTGCGTGATGTGCAGGACCGCCTGGACTCTCTTGGAGGCAATCGAGGGTCACACGTCCACGCGGACGTTATCAACCTGGGTGGGAACAAAGCCGAAAATGGCGCTGACCCCACTCAGCCCCAGGATCTAGCCACAAAGAACTACGTTGACACGAACTTCCTGGCGAAGCCTCCGGAGCTGCCTGACCAACCCAATACTCCCTTGAATGTCCGAGCCAATGCGCGGTTCAACGTGGGCCGGGGCTTTGATCGGCGCACAATGAACATCTCCAATGATGGTTCCGCTGGCTCCGTGGAAGAAGCCGTGAACAGTCGGATGCTGGTGACCAACAATGCTGCGACCGGGGCCTGGAGATGGAACAACCCTCATGAAATTCACACGATGGTATCGGGAGTGTTCTAGTGGGAATTTGTCCACCGAGTTTAGCCGCAGAAGGAGGTCCTGTCTTTGTTGAGTTCACGAACATCTGCCAGCTCGTCATTCCAGACGCACTGACTATAGCTTGCATAATTAACGGTGGAGAGACCGGCCTTCAACTTACGATCATCGTCTGTAATTTCGTTAACGTCCCTGTGGGCTACGACCTGAGATTGAAACCAGGCGGGGCTGTAGATGCTAATAAACACTTATTGCGTGGCTCGAATACCGCCGGTTTCGTTCGGGAGATCCAGGCTGGACAAACTGAGTTCATGGAATTTGGGCTGAGGCCCAGGGAAGAATGGGAAGTGCTAGTCGAAGCCGATGCAGCTGATTCAGTAGCAACCACTATAGGTACGTCACAACTCTTCAATTCAGGAGCACCGGAGGTCTGTCCCCCCTAATGGCTGTAGGCGACGTTTTTTATCCAGCACCCGCGCAAGAGGAATTGACGATAGTCCTTTCCGAGATCACTAGGATCAGCGCCGGGAGAACTGCGCTCCAGATCACGATCATCGTCTGTAATTTCTCCAATATAGACACTGGATACGATTTGAAGGTCAGGCCAGAAGGTGAGGCCACGGCCAATAAACACTTCTGGCGTGGATCGGCCAGCGGAGGAACCGGACAGTTGCGAGCGGGGAACACCGAGATCTGGCGATTGCATATCAGGCCAGGATCAGAATGGGTCATTGAAGCAGCGAAGCAATCGGGCGGCTTTGGTGACATTTCGATAACCGTCAGCGTGGCCGAGATGGAGAATCCAGCATGACACAGCACGACCCGACAACTGAAGCTGAGACTCTTCCGGGTATCCCGAAGGCGGGAAGCGACCTTGAGCAATTTCCTAGCATCCCTGGGCTTATTGGGGCTGCGTTCAACATAGATGTTGTGGTTCAGGAGATCACCGCTGTTTTGGTGGGTACAAGTGTGACGGTTGCCATTACCGCCGTGGCTGACCTGACGAGAGCCTACCTACAGATTCAGGGTTCAGCGCATGGAGTTCCAGCCGGTGCTACTGACGAGGATGGGACGAGACACACTAGTTTCTGGGAGTTTGCGAGTCTCAGTAGCGTAAGGGTTGCCAGAAACACCGGCGGTGGTGCTATTACCCTTAAGATTGCCGTGATCGAGTTTATATAATGCCAACAGAACGTATAGCTCAAACTTTTCCAGACATTAACTCCAGTGGTCTCAACACCAGTGGAACCGCAGCGGGGATTCGTAGCTTTCCGGATCCCTTTATCGGCTTGGTTTCCGGAGCGAACGTTTTGGTCCAGCGAGGTAGCATCTCCGTAGGCGGTGGTTCGCTCACTGGAAGCCTAGTGATTGCAACCCCCGTCGACGTTACCAGGAGTTGGATTCTCTTTACTGGAATGTTCGTGAACAGCACCACCAGTGTTGTCTCCTCCTGGCGCGTTCACCTGGCTTTTACATCTATTGCTGCTGGTTTCAGTGATGAGGTTCTAGCAACCAGGGCTCTTGCTGGACCGAGCCTAGATGTTAGCTTTACAGTGGTTTCTTATACAGGCACAGGCGGTTCGAGTATAGATGTGAAAGTCGCAGATGTGGGACCGGTCGCCAGTCCTCCTGATTGCACAAACCCACCCTCCCCTGGTCCTTATGATATGACCATTAATCAAAGAGTGCCACCACCAGCGATTTTTGGGTTCACCTTTGCTACCGCTAGGGTTGTAGATCCTGCAACTGGATTGGACCTAGATCTCGGTCCTGACACTGGGGTCACTAACGCCATTCCCATTTTCCGGGGCCTTGAGTTCACAGAGGTGGGTGGTACCTTCAGCACCCCCCCAACATCTCGCTTCCATCCGGAACAGTGGGAGGGTTCACTTGAAATTCGAAGGTCGAGCTCAGGTACTCCTCCTCCGAACTCTGCAAGTGGTTTCGCTACCGAACTTAGATACAGGAACTATGCACATGGAAGTGACTTTCGTTCCTTCCCTGGAGGAGTCCCGACCGGGCAAGGTTGCGGTGCTCAATGTATGGGCATTTATGCGTCCCTGGTTTGGTTTCCACCACCTGGATAAAGGAGAACGATGGCAGGCGGAACGACATTACCTATAGACACTCAGCGAATTTCTTTCAGCTTTGGAGCGCCCCTTACGGCGGCTGAGGCGCGAGCAACCCTTTTACTGCCCGCTCCGGTCATCTCAGCCGTGGATGTCACAAGAACCTACCTCCAAAACTCTGCGCATAATACCGGGTTCGTCAGATGTCAGGGGGTTCTTCCCCATGACGGGGTTACGCCTGGGACCACCTGTAGTGGTCTCGCGGTTCCACCACTTCCGGGACCTATTGGCGTGGTAGGAGATCTGGGGGTTGATAATGATGGAAAAATAAGCCAATGGCGCTTGGAATTGACTGGTCCGACTACTGCTGTCTGTGAAAGAGCTGGCTCACCTGCCCCGCTGCCGGGGGCAGCCGATGGCACGGATGGCTGTGGACACGTCTTTCAAACCAGAGTCGTGGAGTATCTATGAGCACTTCGGATCCTTTTGAGACTGGAATTGAAATAGAAAACCCTAGGGCAAGGGTGTATTCGCCTACCTACAGAATGTTTGCGCAGTATGTTCCGGACATCCCTATCGAGATCGACGGAACTGTTATTGGGTTCTTTGTTATGTCCGTACTAGAGTCCCGCAGGGTTCCAGGTTACGGACCTGAGATCCCCCCGAATATTGTTGAGGTGACAGGTAGGACGCAAGAGGGCCTCGACTTGGAAGGGCCAGGGTGGACAGCGTTTGCCTACGATCCCGAGATTGATACGTTCACGCTATACGATCGTGACAAGGCTTGGCCGACAGAAAACAATCTTAATCCCTGCAAGAGCAAGTGCTTCTCACTTCGTCAGTTGGCGAGGACAGTATGGAATTTGGGGGCATTTTACTTGAAGGGCCGACTAAAATGGAGATAGGGACAAAATGGATTTTCTGAAATGGACCTGAGCTCCTATTAAAAAGGCGCTCAAGTTCCTGACGGCCCTTGTGGTCGGTAAAAAAAATGTTAAAAATTTTCAAGGCCGGGGGTAGGGGGGGGCAGTACAGACGTTTGTACTGAAAGGACGACATGCTAGCGGTTGAAGAAGAAGTCGCTGAGGAGAACCGATACGGAGTCTATCCGTTCGCCTTCAATAAGAAGCTCTTTCCAGAGGACATGCTGGAGAGGATCTACAACGATCTGCACGCCGATGATCTCTATCGTGAGGTCATGCACGAGCGGGAGCTACCGAAAGAGGAGTTTATCGACTTCATGGGCATGTACCCTCACACGGTTCTGAGCATTTTGACCGATGTGAAAACCAATGAGTATCACGGAATCGGCTGGCTGAATGATATCAACCATACCGACTCCATGCTCAAAGGCTGTGGCTCCTTCGTCTTCTTTCGGAAGTTCTGGAATCAGAACATCACCCAAAGATTCGGAATGATCTGTGTCTCTCAGTGGTTTCGATTTCCTTGGAAGCTATTGCTCAAAGGTGAGGAGTTCGATGCTCAGAACATGCCGACAGACCAAGGGTTTGATCTGGTTTTCGGCATGACTCCAAAGCCGAACAAGCTGGCGCAACGCTATGTCAGAAACCTGGGATTCAATTATGTAGCCACGATCCCGGGCTTCACCACCTACCACGGAGAAACCGTAGATGGACTCGTGGCGGTTCAAACCAAGGAAGAATTTAATATTGCCGAGGCCAAGTATTTAGCAAAGGGGGAAGACAATGGGCGGTAAAAGCGCAGGGAAAGCAGCTCAGTCAGCATTGACTCAGTCCACTGAGAGGGCCTTGGCCCTGTCGGAAAAACTCGAGGAGCAGACCGAACCAGCACGAACTATCCCCATTGCGAAATACAGAGCCCTGGTGAGTGGGGATCCGGAGCAGACGACCCAAGCCCTGGCCCCTTCTATCCAGGGGATCAGGCAGCAGTTTGGACAGGCTAGACAGTCCATAGAGAGGAGTTTGCCGCGGGGCGGTACTCTTGAACAAGCTCGCGGGGATCTTGCCAAGGGTGAAGCTGGCACGGTCGGTAGCCTTGGCCCTCAGTTGTTTTCGGAAAGCCTGGCTAGACTAGCCACTTTGGGAGTTGGTGGAACGCAGGCGGGAATCTCGGCAATGGGCACAGGCGTTCAGGCCGGTTCAGCTTTAGCGGGAATGGCCGGCCAGCAAGCGAGGGGTGGTTTGTTCGGAGGTCTTGGATCTATGTTTGGAGGTAAATAATGGCCATGAGTGCTTTGGGCAATATTGGCGAGTTCATCCAAGGCTTCGCTCAACGGCGAGGGGCAATAGAAACATCGAATCAGGCCGAGAAATCAAGTCGGCTCGATACTGTTTCCACAATGTTTGACTTTGCCGAAGCCAGAAAGACCCAGGCCGACACCGCCCGGGAACTGTCTTTAGATGAATCTCTCACCCTTCAGGCAAGGGAGAAGCATGAGTCAGAAGCTCAGAGGCTCGAACAAGAGGGAGAGCGTTTCTACTCCGGTGCGAGCGAACTCTTTGGGATGATCGACGAAAAACCCAAAGGCGGTAAGAAACAGAACCCTGCCATGCAAATGTTGAGTTTCCTTAATCCGTTCCAACGGCGGGGACCAGGGGGAGAGCAGAGCCAGCAATTTCAAGAACTGGTCTCTTCGATTATGA